GGCATCAATAAGAGTATTAGAAGAACCTAAGAACTCACAATTGTATTCTTGATTGAACTGGCGCTGCGAGGTATTCTCGATAGTCTGTTTCTGCCACTTCTCATCACGACCTGGAATCATGGACCAGTGAACCGACACTCTAGAATAGGTGTTCTTGTTATTCACGCTGTCTGTCCAGATCTTATAGAACATGTTCATGCCATTAGGCGTGGATGTAATAATAACCTTGGTGTTCTGACCTGAAGTAATAGTAGGATAAACTGATGCGAAGAACTCATCCTGAATGTTATTAGGCACGAAGGCAAATTCATCTAGGTATAGTAGGTTGAATGAACCACCGCGAGTGGCTGAGGATGAGGTAGCCGATGATAGAATCTTAGAACCATTCTCTAGTTCGATGTTACCCTTGTTCCATTCTAACACACCCTGCTGTAGCCACTTGGGTAGATGCTCAAACATTAGCTGAATGCGAGATAGAATTTCTCTAGCACCACGATCCTTGTTAGCAAGAATAGCAATTCTATAGCTTTCATTGAACAGAATCTTGTGAAGCAAATAGGCAGCTACGGTGGTAGTTTTACCGACCTGACGAGGCATCTTTGCAATAGAGAATCTATTGTCCTCAAAAGTGTGGATCATTTCTTCTTGAAATTTCCACAACTCAAAGTTGACAAGACCCTTATCAACATTTACAATTTTACAATATTTTTTAATGAAATAAATCTGATCATCAGAACACTTTTGGTATTCTAGAATCAGTTCCTTAGTCCACTCAATATTAACTGAGGATCTCTTGAGATTTTTGTTTCCTAAATAATTATCGTTAGCCATTATCACCCTTTAGAAGCTTATGAAGCTCCGCAGTGCTACCTACAAACAGATTATTGTTGATAGTGTCACCACCTTCTTTTTGCTGTGCATTGTCGGTAATCTCTTTGACTTGTTTAGATAGATTGAGTAGCTTCTGATTAGCATCAACAAGATTATTAATTAATCCACCAACGACCTCGTATGCGCGAGGATGCTGGGCTTGTTTGGCAAATTCTATCATATCATCAAGAGCACGCTGGCCATTCTCAATGATTGAATAAAGATTCCCACGAGCAAACTCATAATCGTTTTCTGCTTTAGATGCTTTTTTATCTTGAACAAAAATGGTATTTGGATCTGTAGAATCCGTATTTGCGCTGAAGTTTATGCCAAGGGCATTTGATATTGATTGCGTATTAGCCATAATGTATTATCCAATGTTTGTAAAGAAGTCTTTAATATATCCATAGTCGCTGTTAGCGGAGATTTGAGATACGGGAATAGAGATAGAAACATTACTTGTTGGTGCACCATTACCATCAAGTCCAGGTGTTATAGTTACATATTCAGCAATAGATGTTACGCTGATACCCTCAGCTGCAGTATTGGTTGTTGGTACATAAAAATTAACATCAACCTCTTTAATAATACCAGCAGAAGAAACAGGTCCATACAAATAACCCTTAAGCACAAAGTTCAGATCCCATATGATCGCCTGTCTATCACTGAAATTTCCCACAAAGGTATCTGCATACTGTACACTTTTTAATACAATAGGAATATCCATATGAATATTCATTTCAGGAATTAAGTTAATCTGAGTTGTCCACTCTGGTTTAAAGAAGGGAAGGATCTGTTCAAGAATTCTTAACCCATCATCAGGATTTCTAGCAAGAATAGCAAGATCGATATTAAAGTTATAAGGTACAGGATTGAACTGGTAAGTAATAGGACTTGCTGTATCAGCAGCTGACTTTCTATTCTTACCAACGCTATTCAACTTCCTAGTAGGATCATACTCAATGCTCTTAATTTCAAAAGACATACGAGGTAGGATCTGATTAATCTGACGCTGTAAGTCAGGATTCTCTTTTATCCTTGCAAGGTATCTATCTTTAGGACCATATGATAGTGGAACCTTTAAAGTCTGTAGTGTGTTGTCTGAGTTATCTACTCGATCAATAATGATGTCATTGAACAACGAGCCAAATAGCGCGATGTATTTTCTTGACGAACCGAAATAATATTTTTTACCAAACATTATTAGAAGCTTTCACTAAAAGGATTAGTTGCACTAAAATCAATAAAGTCAAGTGTCTCAGTATCAAAGACCTTATTTTGAGAAACAGGATCTGATAGTTCCATTGCATAATATTCTGTAACTATATCATAGCCAGATTCAGTAATTAATTCGAATTCATTTTCTGTTAGATAAGCGAAGTTGTCATCAGCAACAGAGTATGAAGTCTGAGTAGAATCAATCTCAGGAATTCCAGTATTAAATCTTTCACTATTGTAATTGAACTTCTCAAGCTGTAATTCAAAATACTGCAGATTACCTACAGGATAAAAAGCATCTTCCTGTTCAACGAACTTGATTTCAAAAATACCCTTAGTGAATGGGAAGAATACTAAGTCCCCTTCACGTGGTCTAATAAGATCATACATAGAACCAATGTCTTCACCGAATCTAGAACGTGATACAGAAAGCACTAGCTTATCAGCAATACTTAACCCAAACTTGGTAAGTAAATCGCCCTCACCCTGGAACCCAGAGTAAGAGTTGATATACATTTCCATAGGCACAGCAATATTGAAAAGAGAATTAGGTGCTGACTCAAGTAGAGAGTCAATGCCATTAGTATCTCTTAGAATATAATAAACATCTGTACCATTAATCTTGATCATCTCTTGGACCAAGCTGTCTACTAGATTTTGTTCAGGAGAGTAGTCTGAGTTTCTAAAAAAGAAATTAGTTGCCATGATCTTATCCGATCATATCGCCAACTGGTAGGCTCCAAGTCGTATACATTTCCTGTTCTAATGCTTCTACTTCTTTCTGAGCATCATCACGAATTCTCTGACCATTAAACTTGAGACCACCAGGAAGTGGAACGCCATCATACTTGGTGATGTTATCGCCCCACTGACGCTTGATTAAAGCAGAGGTGTAGCGAATCAACCAACGGTCACCAAATACTGCACCATAAGTTGTGGGATTTACAATCTGATAAGCTTCTACAACAATGTAATCACCAACATTAATGTTATCCCAAGCAGTATCAATATGAAGCTTATTATCATAACGATTAAACCGAATAGGCTGGAGACCAACTAGTAGCTGCTCTAGGAACTGAATATGCTGCATAGCCTGATAGTAAGGGACCATCGTTGTTGATGTAAGATCATAAAGATCATTCAAGCTAATCTGATAACGAATATTGAAAATGCTATTAGTAGAGAGAGACTGACCGATTGGAAAAATGTTTACTGCACCAATGATGTTTGATGGTAAAGTAATATATCTGTTAGTGATATTTGTATCAGTTACCTGATGCTTATAATACTGCTTATCAGCACCCTCGAAGTGGTAATCCCAGAAGAATGTTAGAGCTTCGTCAATACGATCTTCGACCTGATCATCATCCACGTTGATGTCAATGACAGGAGCACCTAGCCTTCTTAGGCAATACTTCTTAAAATCTGCTCTTGATGATGGTACTGCCATTTTTTTGCCTTATCATTTACTCGTTATTACTTAATTATTAATCTATAAATGTTTCTATTAAAATTTTGCAGGATCAAACGCCATTTAACTATCCTACGTGTAAGTAAACTTCACATAACCGTCCGCGCCGTCACCACCCGGATTACTACCCCCAACACCGCCAGCGCCACCAACACTGAAATCAACGCCGCCTTGCCCGCCCGACGCAGCCCCACCGGTATTACCAAGACTACCGGAACTGTTAGAAACATTGCCGCCGGAAGCAGTGCCACCAGAGCCGCCAGCGCCACCGCTGAACCCAGCAGAAACGCCAGGAACTCCGCCGCCAGCAGTCATCGTGGTTATCAGACCGCCGCTGACAGAAGATTGACCGCCAGAAAAGCTGGGAGATCCTTGTCCGTCCCCGCCTGCACCAACAGAGTAGGTAAGACTCTGACCGCCCCCACTGGCAGCAACACTGGTTCTGGACCTAGAACCGCCACCGCCACCGCCACCGCCATAATTTACGTCGTCGTAGTCACTACCATATCCACCGGCACCGGCACCGCCGACAATCTCAATTTCAAGAGTAGTCGTACCTGCTGGCACCGTGAAGGTCGCGCCGGTGCCAGTTATATATGTTACCGTACCGGATACGAATTTCGTCGTTCCATAAAATATTGATACAGATATTGCGCCACTTGAAGGAATGGCTCCATTTATTCCAGTAGTGCCAGCTGGTACATAAGCACCATTAGCATAATACTCCGAAAGAGAAATTGGATTTAATCCAGTAAACTCTGTCTGTATTTCGCTAAACGCAAGAGAGCCACTACTTTTAACAGTCATTTCTAGTTACCCTTTAACGCATCAACTTCGAATTTTAATTCTTTGATAGCTTCAACTAATAATGGAACAACTTTCTCGTATTGAATTGTTTTATAATTTTCACCAGATTTACTATTTCCATTTTCGTCTCTATCAAAGGGAGCAAGTTTAACAGCTTCAGGTAATACCGCTTCTAGTTCTTGAGCAATCAAACCAACAATTCTAGTTGTTTGGTCGTATCCTACTAATTGATTAGCAAGAGCATTCCAGTTATATGTAACACCGTTTAAGCTCATTACTTTATTAACAGCATCAGTAATTTGATTATAATTTTCCTTTAAGCGTTTATCTGAACTGAATGCTGTAATATCACCAGTAGCAGTTATGCTGCCCGTAACAGCAACGTTACCCGTAACAGCTACGTTAGCAGTAAAGGTGCCGCCACCAAAAGGATTGCCCGTGGGACCAGTTGGACCCGTGCCACCTGCAGAACCAGTTGGACCTGTTGGACCTGTTGGACCAGTTGGACCAGTTGGACCTGTGGGACCAGTGCCGCCATTAGTGCCGTTAGAACCACTTGGCCCAGTTGGACCTGTGGGACCAGCAACTGTACTAGCTGAACCTGTGTATCCTGTTGGACCAGTAGGACCTGTAGGACCAGTACCACCTGTTGCGCCAACTGAACCTGTATATCCAGTTGGACCTACAGCAGATGACCAATAAACGCCAGTACCATTACTGGATAAAACTTGGCCAGTTGTACCAAAGGCAGAGTTAGCAATAATTTTTGTTGTGCTACTAAGAGTTACGTTAGCACCGGTAAACGAAGTAACTGCACCGGAGAAGGTTAAATTGCCTGATAGAGTTCTTGATTCTGTATTCTGAACATAACCAGCAGCTATTACTCCACCAAGATAGGTAGCATTATTAGCTGTAACTGTAGGAATTGTACTGGCCACATAAGACTCAGTAGCTACAGCAGAACCTGCAATAGTTAATGTGGAGAAGTTACCTGTATTTGCTGTACCAGAACCGATTGGAGAAGGTGTAGCAAAGGTGTAGCCAACAAGTGATGTAGCAGACCCACTGAAAGCAGTTGAGTTTACTGTAGAATTTGCTGAACTATTACCAAGTGTAATTACTGTAGTGTTAGCTGTAAACCCAGGTAATGAACCGATATAGCCAAAGCTCTGGGAGGTGGAAGTAATCACAGCATTTACTGTGCTATTACCTAAAGTGATGGTGGTGGTGTTGGCGACAAGACCATTAGCAGTTGCACTGATGCTTCCTATATTGACGTTGCTTGAAGCGAAAAGCGATGACCAAGTAAAGGTGGAATTACCTAATGAGAAGGTAGCATTTGTAGCAGGGATACTATTACCATTGGCACTAACTGCATTTACAGTTGTTAGAGTACCATTAACGACTAGGTTGCCAGAAACATACAGATACGAACTTGCGTTAATATATACATTGGCATTGAATATGGTGTTAGCTGCGGTGGTTATGCTATTAACATTAATCCCATTTGCATTAATAGAATTTGAGGTTAGGGTTATCGAAACCACATTAGAGGTGGTTGTCGTAGCATATACGTTTACGGTAACTACGTTAGCTGTGGTGGATAAGGTTCCTGTTACAGCCACATTGCCCTGGACATTAGCTGTTCCGGCAACCGTGAGAGTTGTATCAGGAGAGTCTGTATTTACACCCACTCGACCATTATTAGCAAATAGAAGGTTAGTGTTTACTGTAAGACCATTTTTGACATTAAAAGAATTATTACTAACAGCCATCTCGGTTCCCTTTCCCCAGAGTACATTGTCTATTATTTATAATAGTACAATTACCTGAACTTCGGACCTTCTACCCAAGAGACTAAACTGCGGCGGACACCACTAGTAACCGGAGTTACTCTGTGTCTTAGGAATGATGGGAATACGATCACTGAACCTCTTTGTTTAATTTCAGCAGGGTCTGGCTGAGGTATATCTGAATCGAACTGAAAGTCTCCACCTTCATACTCAGAAGGATCTGTAAGCTGTATGATTAAGCTGAGCTTACGATCATGCATAGTCTTGTTAGCCCAGAATACATCTTGGTGCCAATCATACTTACCACCCTCGGAAGCCTTATATGTGGTATACTGGATATCATTGAGGTAATTTATATCAAACCCGAATGCATTCTTATTAGCTTCATGAGCATAATATAGTAGTAAATCTACAGCGAACTTGTGTTCAGTATAGTTCTTATTGAACCAGCGAATGTCTGAGCTACGATAGTTATCGTTAGTAACTTCCCCAGCGTATCCAAGAGTCGTAGAACTTACTGGTATTCTATCACCTACATTAATGATTGATTCTAATGTGGGAGTGTCTACACCAGATTTCCAGTATTGCCATAATTGGTTCATGCTGTTTTATGACTCATTAAATGAGCGATGGACCACCTATGATCGAAAATAGAGGTTTTCCTATAACTATCAACACACACCTCAGTCACACTATGTTCTATTACTGATGGGAATACTATAGTGCTATTGTGTTCTGCTTTGTAAAGGAACTCTTTTCCAAAATTATCTCTAAACAACAGATCCCCACCGACCATCGGCTCATTGGCAAACTTAAGCGTGGTGATTACTGTGAATAACGAAGAGTCTACATGTAAATTATAGTAGTCTCCATTTCTATATGTTTGTAATAATGTAGAGTGATGATTTACTGTTTTCCAAAGATTCCAATATATCCCTCCAGTTTTAGAGGTTTCAGCTTCTTTTATTTTATTTGAATATTTCGGATCTGCAAATATCTTGTGAGACACAGTTAAAATAGAACTGTATCCACGATTTTGATATACCTCATCAACAAACACACCATGTCCACGCTTTTTCGATTTTTCTCCAAATGGAGTCTTTTCCTGTGCAGTACCTGTTGTATTTTCATCACCAAGTTTTGGGGCTAGGAATTCAATTTCTTGTGCGATTTGTGCTAATTCATTATCAGAGTAATAGTCATCAAATATAACGCACGGAACACCATTAAACTTGTTCGTTGACATTTACAATCTCCTCTGGTAACGGCGGAGCGAGAGACGATAAAGAAACCTCTATGGTATAAGTCTTAGCTTTTTCATCTAACTTCTGATTGATATAATCAACTCCGCTGTATTCATAATATTTCTCTAGAATGCCCTCATCAAAGTTTGCAAAATATTTTTTAATATACTGGTGAGAGTTATATACTCTTTGCCCTAATACAGACTCAGATATTACTGGGTTGAATGACTGTTTTGTTATATACTGGTGTGTTCCAAGTAGATGATAACAATGAATAGATTTAGGATGATAGATATGGTATCCGGAGGCAAAGGAATTTATAACCATAACCTGTTCTTCACCTTCGAAGAATATATTAGTATCATACCCAACTTCCTTTACCCAAGCACTACTAGTAAAGAAATTACCGGCACATATATGTATAGCGGGTTCTATATCATTTGTTGCAGGAATATGGTCTCCATGTGCAGATAACAAATTAAGATTTGTATTATAATTAAAATATCTAACTCTGCAGGTAAGTTGCATTTCTTCTAATTGTTTACGAGGTGCGCCTGTTCCATCCAAGTCGAAGTTTTTACAATTAGCAGTAATAATGATTCTATTAGAATCGTGTTTTTGTTGAGCTACACGAAAATCATTTACTAACTTCCTATCCCAACCCTTATCAAATAGCATGTGAGAATCTACCTGATAGAAAAAGTCTTCATCCTTTATTTGTAATGCATTAATATGCCTAGCCCAACAAACTCCATCTGAATATTGTGGATCGATTCTCTTATACCTTATATCAGGTCTATTACAAAACTCTGGATACTTTACAATCAAACTATCTTCTATTGCAATTTGTTCGAATATTCCAACAACCACATCATGTCTGGGTGATTTGTTATCTAGCAGACTCTCAACAGTCATTTTCAGAAGAGGATCTCTATAGGAAACAACGCTTACAAATATTTTCATTAAACTTCTTTCTCAGATTCTTGTGAAGTTAAATTTGTTTCTTTTTTTCTAGTGATATATTTCCTATACCATTGTGATGTTGAAGATTTAGATCCCAAAGCTTCATCTATTTGGTGTTGATCGCCTGGACCGAACCCTGCAGAAATTCCCTTTCCATGAAAAGGAATAACATGCAATAAAGGTTCTCCTGCTTTAATCGTGAACTCACATTTTCTTTTTATTGAACAAATAAGATTAATCGTTGAAAATTTACCATAATCTACAATTCCCGGATAGACATTAAGATTGTGTAAGAAACTAGAATGGAATGTTGCAGCTTGAATTAACGCTGAAATTTCTTTATTTTGACAAGACAAACGCCAAGGAGAACCAAAATGAAAAACCCTTAAAGGAACATTATCTTGATTTTCAAGGATACCCTCAGCTATAGCTGATGACATCAGCTTTGGTTTGGAAAACGATGATTGTCTTCTTCCTCCTGTCCCTCCAATAAGAGCCATACAATCAGATTCATTAGCAATGAAGTGCATATCGTCCCAGGCAGGAATGATGTAGCCATAATTTTTTAAATCCACCATACCAGGACAAGCGATGAATTCAAACTTCTTGTATTTTTCTACCTGACGTTTTTTAAAATGTGTAGCGACCTCAGAGGCTTTCTGCACAGGATTGTGCATATATGCCATTCTTGTAGTATCGACAAACTCTAAATCTTTTGTATTATTTTTTGTAAATATATTTCTCAAGAAATTCATTTTCTTGGTTCTCGCAATTCATTACTGTAATAAGAATTCCTCATTTTTTGTATTTTTGACATTCTATCAATATCTTTAAATTCTTTATCTGACATTTTTCTGATTTTAGGATAAGAGTCAAAAGAGTTTCTCTTAATAGGAATAGCAGTGACTAGTGGGGTTCCGGAAAGTAATTGACCATCAAAGTTCGGAGTGTGCCAAATAGCAGGAAAATTAACTTCTTTAGGATATTTGTCGGTATCAACTAATCCACTAAGGCATGTGAAATTTGCATTAAAGTGATTGGCGGGTGGTATAAAAAGAGTTGACCAACCGGGAGCAGTTTTAATTACCCAGTAGTTAATAAATTTGATTGCGTCTGATTCTGCCTCAATTTGATCTTTGCTATGAAAAGACACTACTTCTAAACCAGGTGGATTAATGGCTTTAATTATAGAAAGATCAGAATTAGATATAATGTTAACATCAGCTTGAAGGGGTATAGTGAAACCCAAAGACATTACATCTAATAGTGGCATACATTTTTTTGCTGTGAATGGAGGTTGACCAAAGGGGTCTCTCTTATCCATAGAATCATCACTTATAGATTTAGAGAGTTTTTTCCACCATGGTGCTATATGTTTAAATGCAGGAACAGGCGGAGGAATTGTACCCTCGTGCTGAGGATGACAATAAAATTCTATAATTTCATTTTTCCAAAATAGTTTCATATTAATAGTCTCTTTTTCCTTCAACCCAAAACACTACTGTCCTTCTTGTGCCCTTTGTTACCGGATTAACTTTATGAGGAAAAGTTGGGCAGAACCAAACGATTTCACCCTTTTTTAATTTTACAATTTCTGGTTCGTTGGGTCTTCCATTAGTGACTATTTCTAAAGCACCACCTTCATATTCATCCGGATCAGAAAGCATTAATACACCACTAATCTTTCTTGTGTATGGAGTCCAATAAGGGATTACATCATAATGCCAATTATAATGTTGTCCTTTTTTATAGATCGTGTATTGTAATGGAGCAATATGCTGAACATTTTCCATGAACTTATCATAATTAACTCGCGAAACATGTGCTGCTATTCTTTGATAAATCCAAGCAGTGTTGTCATCAACATTTAAGAAGGAAACTTTGCAATCTCTTTCTTTTGATTGTGAGTTTCCCCCAGCAGAATCAACCACAACGCCATCATCAAATTTGATAATTTTTTCTAGAAATCTGATCTTTGCAATCTCATCTTCTGAGAATGCATTATTCATCACAGCGTATTTTGGAAAAAACCCTGCATATGGGGAAACTGCATACATACCGATATAACTCCATCAATAAATCATATAAGACTAACTATACTATATATATTCAATAAAATCAAGCTAAAAGATTGTGTATCTTTTATTTCTCAAAAACGACAACGTAAGATGGTTTTCCATCGATAGGTTCTATCGTTAGATTTCCAGAGATCTCAATCGGTTTGTTAGTGTTAGATTGTGTTCCATTTACAGTGCATGGATTTGCAACACAATA